TTCACAATAACGGAGACGAGTGGCGTTGAAGACCCAACATTAGGTGTAATTAGTTTAGAGCCTAATGGTTATTTTCATTATAATATTTATCAACAAAATGATGAATTTAATTTAGATCCAACATTAGCTAATGGTATTGTTGAAAATGGTAAAATGCTTTTAATTGGAACTGATAAACCTGAAGATATAAGTTATACAGGAAACGATGAAAATGAATTTGATACATACGAATAAATAAATAAAATATAAATTTATGAAAGATAATAAAAACATTAGGATGAATATGGTAAGTGCTCCTGTTCAAGCAATTGAATCACCACAGTTCAAGGAGGTAAATAACAAGGACTATATTCTATATGGAGAGAAAAATGATTATCCTGTTATTTTAAAAGAGATGATGAATCAATCTTCTCTACACTCGGCTATCCTTAAAAAGAAAGCAGATATGACAGCAGGTCAAGGTTTTGAATTTGATACAAAAGAACAGAAAAACTTCATAAATAATATTAATGGAAAAGAGAATCTAGAAATTATATCATATAAAAATTCTTATGATCAAGTTTTATATGGAGGTTATTGTTTCGTAATATTTTGGGATAATAAAATTAAAAGTGAAGATAAGAAAATTAGTAGAATTCAATATATGGATTTCTCTAAGGTTAGAATAATTAAAGAATTAGAATTAGATGATACTGAAATGAGTATAAGACAAAACGATGGTGTAGATTTTTACGCTATTAGTTCGGATTGGACTCAAGAAAGAAAAGAGAAATATAAACCAATTATTGTTCAAGGTTTTTCAAGAGAGTATAATGACGCAACTACACAATTAGTATATGTTCCGACATATAGACCAGGTTGTCAGGATACATATCCACTTCCTGATTATCAGGCTTGTAGTACATATATAGCTCTAGATACTGAGATAGCTGCTTGGCATCTCAATAGTGTAAAGAGTGGATTTACACCCAGTATGCTACTGAATTTTATTGGATTAACTTCTGATGAAGAAATGAGAATATTTGAAAGAAAATTCAAAGAACAATACGAAGGAGCAAAAGGAGCATCACAAGTAATGATTACAGTATCAGAAGACGAATCTCAAGTTCCAATAATGACACCTGTGAATTTAAATGATAGTGATCAAAGATATAGAGATTTAGCTATTCAAGTTAAAGAACAAATTATTATAGGACATCGTGCTAGTAATGAGGTAGTTGGAGTTGCGGTAGCAGGTAAGCTAGGTAGTAGTTCAGAGGTAATTGAAGCTGAATCAATGTTTCAATATAATGTTATAACTCCTTATCAAAAGTCAATAGAGGATCAATATAATAGAGTAATGAATTTTAATGGAATTGAAGGTGAGATTAAATTAAAGAGATCAGTTTCATATCAAATAGATAAAATAGAGGAGGACGAAGAGTCTCCAAAAGAAAATAAAGAAGATTAAATATGCCAAATTCAAAAGTAAAAATGATTTCAACTAGTTATTACAAGAGAAATTCTGTAATTAATTTAAATTTAGATGATAAGTTGCTAGTGAGTCAAATTATAAAAGCGCAGAATATGAACATTGAAAGAAATTTAGGTTCAAATTTGTTCAATTCTATATTAGCTGAGATAACTACGGGAATAGTTTCTCCTAGATATGCTACTTTATTACAAGATTATATTCAACCTGCTTTAGTAGAGTGGGTAACTTACATCGCCTTACCTTATTTGAATTATAAATTTGTTAATAAGGGGGTTGTAAAGAAGTCGTCAGATAATAGTGAATCAGCCGATTTAAATGAAATTAACTTCCTAAGACAGGACATAAGAAACGATGCGGAGTATTTATCGGATCGTTTGGTAAAGTTCCTTATATCTAATGTAGATACGTATCCTGAGTATAATACAGGTAATAACGACTGTGATGATATTAGACCTAAGAAGAATAACTTTTTTAATGGTGTATATTTATCAGGAAATGATTATAAAGACGACGAGGGTAATAACTATTAAAAAAATATTAAAAAATTAAGATGATTGATACAATTATAACCCTATTTGAAAGTGGTGGAGCTGAACTATTATTAATAGGTTTGTCGGTATATGCCATTGTTTATTTAGCAAGACATATAAAGAGTAATGATATATTACATAGAGAAGACGTTAGTGGGCTTTTAAAGGATTCTAAAATCGAGCGTAATGAATTTCGTTCTAGTATAGAGAAGATAAGTGAGAATACAACAGATGCTATTGAAAAGCTTAATACAAGTGTCGTTGAATTAAAGACTGTCGTGAAGGTAATTGAAAAGGATATAAACAGAAAATAGAATCTTAATTGATTCCATTTTCTATTTCCTTTATAACTATTTTCATTTCTTCTATTGATTTCATTAAATCTTCTACTATTAAATCCATATCATCAAAATGTTTATTGATGTCATTGAAAATTTGCTCGGTATTTTTTAATATATCTTCCATAATATTAGTTTTAAATTGTTTATATTGTAAATGTAATCCTTTTATTCTAATTATTAGTTAATCAATATCATTTCTTACACTTCCCCAAAATTCTCCATCAGTCATATTGGATATATCAGATGGTCTATAAGCCATAATTTTTCCTTCGTGTCTTAATACTTGTGGGATTCCTAATTCTAATTCGCCATTACTAATATTAATTGATGCTTTTGGCGTATAAAAATCCTTTGATGATTCGTATAATACTACACTAGTTAATAAATCTCCTTCTTCTTTAATATTATATTCATTATCACTTTCATCAATGATTAATACTTCTCCGTTTGCTAATTCTAGCTTTAGGTAATTGTCTTCTTGTCTTAAAATTTTCATAGCTTGTTGTTTTATTTATATTGTAAATGTAATCCTTTTATTCTAATATTTCTTTAATTCTTCTGATTTATTGAATTCATCTTTAAATAATATCTCAGCTTCTTCTAGACTAATGTTCTTATTTCTTAAAGTAAAAGAATATAATATTAATTCATCTACGTCTCTAAAACAAGTATCTCCATTTAATATGAATCCATATTTTGTTGCGATACTAGAAATTTCTATTGTGTTGTTATTTTTTATCATACTGTAAAGTTAATCCTTTTATTCTAATAAAACTAATTATTAGTTAAATAAATATTTTTTAATAGATGATACATTTAAAAATAACCAAGTATCATCTTTGTCCTTGAAAGTTTTATTTACTATGTGACAGTATTCATAAAACTCTTTGGACGTAACTATTGATATAACACTATCGTATTTATCTAATGGGATGTCTAATAATAAACCTGATGTCATAACACAATCTATATTAGTAGGAACGTCTATTATATAGAGTCCTTTTGATTTCAAAAATGTTAAAGGTATTATTATTCTTCTACCAACTTCTTTTTTTGATAACCCTTGTTTTCTACCATAAGCATACCAGGAATCATATTTTTCAATTTTTCCTTTATCACGGTTATCTAATAATGTTCTATGTTCTTTTAAGTATTCATAGCATAATGGGTACTTAGTTGATAACTCTTGTTCTTCAATTATAACATTGTCTTTATATGGGTAGATGATATATTTAAAATCAGAGAATGTTTTACATTTAGTTGCTTTTATGTATTCTAAACAACTAGCTTTCTCTATTTTAAAATCACCTTTATAGCAGTACTCATCATCATAATAATCCATAATGAAAACTGAATCTTTTAAAGTCGCTATACCACCACTGATAGAATTTAATTCATCCAATAATGGATTAGTACCCATAGATAGTTCTTTGAATAACCAATCCCCGTATAATTCAGATTTATCTTTATCAATACTATAATCAAACTCATCATATTTCAACTCATAATGTGTAGTAGTATTATCACATAAAATTATACAAGTATAAGTTGATATATTTTTCCACACTTTATTGTTATCATAATTGTAAATAGATACTAAACTAGGTAGAATGAGGTCTCTTAAGAACTTACCACTTTTATTTTTTATAAAAGAATTTGGTATAATAAAACTGAATCTAGTTGAAGATTTTAATGCCTTTTCTATAAACGCATAATATAAATCTATATTACCCATAGTTACAGTAATCAAATCTTTTTTATAAACCTCTAATTTATCTTTATCTAAATTCTGAATCCTTACATACGGAGGGTTTCCTATGATTAAATCATAATTTTTAGTTTCTAATAAAAAATCACCAACTTTTATATTGTCTAAGTTTAAATATCCATCATAACCTAATTCTTTAAAATATAAACGAAGTAATTCTTTAAGCTTTGATATGAATGCTAGGTTTATATCAAAACAGAATAGATTATTTTCAACGAAATTTAGAATTTCACTCACTCTATGGTTTTTAGTATTTCTAAAATATTCTAACAAAGTAAAAACGAACGCTCCTTTACCTACACTAGGCTCACATATACTATCAGTTATAGTTGGATTTACTCCTAAAATTATTTTATTACAAACATCACTATCAGTAAAGACAACACCACTATTTTTTATTAAATCTTTATCTTTTTGGTCAAAAATTTGACTCTCTTTTATTATATTATCAATCATATACTATATATTAAATAAAATAACAGATATTATTCATAGTCCAATTCATTATTATACTTATTATCTAAATACTCTACTGCTTCTTTTGATAATTGTTTATCGTTTTCTAATAACTTAAAATATGCTATCCAATATTCATCTTCTTTTTTCTTATCATCTAAATAAATTTGGTGTAACACATCACACTCAGCTTCATCATTTAAATAATTACTCTCGTTTTCATTGTTTATCTCTCTCATATATTTTATAGAGGAATAGTTATAGATTGTTTTAGATGGGAATATTTTTAATTAGTCTCTAATTGTAATATATCTTCTACTTTAATATTAACACCAACTTCTAATGATACTCCACAGTGGAGATCTTCTTTTAAAGTCATTTCAAGAGCTTCTAAGCTACTATCTTTTATATTAGATGTATTGTATCCCAAATGCTTTTTAATATACTTCTGAATAGTTCTAGGATTATGTAGAGTTAATGTGATGTAAGTATTATCGTTGTTTAAATCACTAGGGAAATGTAATGTTAATTGTCCATAATAATATTTTACAGAGTGAATTTTAACAAGATCAATAATATTATTCCTAATAGTATCAAAATTTGTAGATTCTTCTTTATTGAATATCTCATCCATCCATCCATTTTTTAATATTATTGAATAAGCAGATGCGTTCCCATAACGAAATTTAGTCTTTGTTTTATATAATAGAGATTCTTCTTGGCATCGTTCTAGCGTCCAATAACCATTTGGTTTCTTTTGTTTCTTCATTTTAATATACTTTTAATTTTATATATTTCATATAAACAAAGTTTTAAACATTACCGAGGAAATCGTTTAAATCATCAGAATCAAATTCACCATCGTTTGTATGGCTCTCTCTTAACATTATTTTAGTCATACAATATTTCTCAACTTTTGTTAAACGTTTAGCACGAACCTTATTAAACCATACACTTTTCAAATCAGGAGCAGGTTTATAGTAGTCTATCCAATATTGTTCCTCTACATTT